GTCACTTACTATGGGATTAATGGTAAATAAAGAACTAAATTCGCCTCTAGATGCGGGAAACCAAATGGATTTGAGTGAATATTTAGGAGTACGAAAACCAAGTGGCGGGAAAAAATCAAAGAAAAAAAGATCTAATAAAAAGAAATCTAATAAAAAGAAAAATAAATCTATGAAAAGAAGAAAAGAAAAATAATTAGTTATAATAAATGAATATTCAGAACTTGGTAAGTATTATTCATGTTTTCATAATCGTTCCATTTTTGCTTTATTGTGTTTCAAAAGGGAATAGTATGTCGGTCTACTTAAAATACGCATTACAACTATTTGGCGCATATGTTATGTTATTTCACGGATACAAAATTCTGACAAATTCATTTACTTTTTCTGTTATAAGGATAATTAATTGGATTCATTTGGTTATTATAGGTCCTCTTCTTCTATACATTGGTTATAGTGCGCCAAATGTAGGAGCAAAATATTATGATTCTTTAGCAATCATTGCTTACAGTGCGTTAATATACCACGGATACTATTTAGTCAAAGCATATATGTAAATTTTTATAATTATTATATTCATATACAATATAATAATAAAACATGAGTCAAAAATTAAAAAAAAAATTACTACGTGAAAAATTAGCACTTAATAATAGTTTATTGGAGGCAGCCGATGCTGGTAATCTAGAAAAGGTTAAATTATTAGTAGAGGAAGGAGCAGATGTAAATTACAAAAATATTATTAAGGATGAAGAAGGAGACGTAGACGGAGAAACTGCTTTAATAAATGCATGTCTAGAAGATAATCTAGAAATGGCTAAATTATTAGTATCTTTAGGAGCAGATGTAAATATTCCAGATAATTTTAAACAGACTCCTTTAATGTATTTATGTGAAATGAATCTGTCCTACGATGATGGCTATTATGATTTTGTAGAATTTGTAAAATTTTTGTTATATTCAGGAGCAGATATAAATATTCGAGATAGTGATGGACATACTGTGTTATATATAGTAAAAGTCTATTTTCCAGATGAAAACCCTAATAAAAAAATAATTATTGATATTTTAGAAAAGTGGCCTACTACTATGGGAATACTTGCATTAAAAGAACATTCTGCAGATATTGAAGATACAAATTTGTTTGAATTTATGGGAAAACCTAGAGGCGGCAAAAGAAGGAAATCCAAAAAAAGAAACAAAAAATCTAAAAAAAGAAAAACCAAGAAATCTAAAAGAAGGAGGAATTAAGTTACTTTAACCAAGTCTTAGTAAGTGCTTTTTTAACGCTCTCTAATGCACCCTCTGTCCACCCTTGATTGTTTGCAACTACTTCACCAACTACAATTATATTTGGGTCCGGATGTTGTGCCACATAAATAAATTCCTCCCTATCACAATACATTTTTATATCCAGTGGTTTATAATAATGTGTCCCTATAGGCCAATAAAAGTCCTTAAGTGCGTTTATTTTAACTGTATTTAGAGGCATTCCAAGTGATGTTTCCACAAGTAGAGCAAACATTTGGCGGTTCTCTTCTGTATCATTTAATTTATTTTTAAGAAATTCCGCACTTTTATTATCAGAATAAGCAATCATATATACACCTTTATTTGCGTCAATTGGTATAATTTTTTGAAGTACACTAGGAACAATCGTGTATCCTTTGATATACTCTTTGAGAATGGGTACAGATGATTTGGAGAATTTTGCGTATAATCGTAAAAAGGGTTGACCTTCTATTTGGTCATATATTTTATGACGAGGAAATAATGTGCGAAGACTTGTTATTGTAGTTGCTACAATAATTTTATTGCAATAATAAGTAATATTGTTGTCTGTTTCTACACAATAGTCATAAATATCGCAACTATAATCAGTCCCGTTTTTTTTATTTTTATCCTTTTCAAAACTGAATATATTAGTCGCACTACAAGAAGATCTTATGTTATTAATGCCAACACTATGAGTAAGTGCCATAATCAGTTTTTTCCAATGAATAGTAAGACCAGTCCAAGATGAATAATTATCTTCAAGACCATAATTTTTCATAACATCAAACGCGTCATCATGTTCATAATCAGTATAACCATTTGTAATCAAAAAATTCGCATATTCCTCCTCGCCTAATTCTTTTCTGGCAAAGTGTTCAAATGTTTCATTTGAAAGCACTTTCTTTTTTTTTAATTTACCAATTGTTTTTTTTATGTCAATTGGATCTTGAATAGTGTTGGCAATAATAGGGTCAAATTCAAACTCACTAAATTTAACATGAACGTCTTCCATCAATTGAATAAGTAGTTTATCCTTTTTTTTTCTTCCAACACCCGCACCAGTTACAATTTCTGTTCCATAAAAAGTCTCATTACTTGTTCTACCGCCAATCCACTGTTTTTTATGTTTTTCTAGGATTATAAAAGAAAGACTTGGATTCATTTTTTTTAAATTATATGCGCTATATAATCCGGCAATTCCAGACCCTATAATTACTACATCATAATTTCTATAATTCATTAAATATAAATTATACATTTATTATTTTTATTATCTTTGTATATACATTTTATTAGACAAAAGAGAAAAAGAAAAAAAGAGAAAAATGGATGATCCGTAGATCACCCATTTTTCAAAATATATAGTTAGCATAATGATGATAGTATAATGATAGTATAAATAATGATAGTATAATAATAATAGTATTTGTCTTACCTGGATTGTCCGTGTTATATGGCGTTTGGAGTCCTTATTCAATTTTAATAATAATAATAATAATAATAATATACAAATTTAAAACCTTACCTGACTACACCGTTTAGAATTTACCAACTGTCATCTTCCTCATAACCGTGTCTTTCACGGTAACTAAAGCAACTGTCCACTTCAGGGCATCTGTATTCAGTAACAGTAGGCAGTTCTGATTCATAGATCTCTTCCTCGTAGTCACTGTCATAGTCCTCATTAGCAACAGTAGAAGCAACAGCAGCAATAGGAGCAACAGCAAAGGTCACCTTGGGCTTAGGAGGCAATGCGGCAGTAGCAGCAAATGACATGACAGTTGGCAAGTTAGAAGCACCACCTGTCTTGGTAACAAGGGATGGGAAATCGTTCAAAGCAGAAGTAGGAGGCGCAACAGTTTGCATCACAACAGGAGTAGCAACTTCTTCGTCATCAGAATCCTCTTGCAAAAGAGCAAATCCCTTCTTGACAACAGTCTTTTCCTTAGCAGCAGCCTCTTGTTGAGCAACAGTTGCAAAATGTCTTTCTCTGGCATTATGAATCTCATGCTCCTTTCTGTTCTTGTTGTTCTCCTTGATTGCAGGGCAAAACTTGACAGTATGACCTGCCGTGAAACAGTATCGGCACTCCAATGCCAACAGGGTAACACAGGTCGTCTCTAACTTGCCAGTTCGGGTATTCATGGTCTTGACAGCATGATTCGTGTAGACATTCTCAGGCTTTCCGGCATCAAAGCAGACCTTGCAAAACTTCTTGCAAGCGGAGCGACCGTTATTAGCAGTCTTGGCATTGGAAGAGCGGTTGATAGCATTGGCGTTCATTTTCTTTCGGGTTCGGGTTTGGGTTTAAATTAGTTTAGCAGTTTGGTTTGTTTTATTTTTATACTTTTCTTATTATTCAAAAAAAGCATTTCAATTTTTTTATGTTTTTTATTTTTTTTTGAAGAGTCAAAAAAATTGAATTTCTTTTTTATAATGATAATAAATAAATATAATTATTTTATAAATATACAATAAAAATTTAAGAAAATGTCAAAAAATATTGATAAAAGTCTGTGCGTTCCCCGAATGAATAAGATTTATACGGAAGAAAAAATAATATATATATTTTGGAAGTTTTGCGTAGGAAAAGTAGACCGGGTAGATTTTGAACCAATAATTGATGAAGCAACAGGTCTAGAAGATTCTAAATTCCAAAAAGCGTGTATTTATTTATCAAATGGGTGTAAAAAATGGAACTTTGAGCAACTTCACTATAATGAAAAAGAGGGTTCTTATACTCTGTATCCCTATAGAATTCCGCATACAAAATATGCCAACAATATAAATACAAATAATAATGAAAAAGATAATGACAATGATAGTATGATGTTAAATAAAAATCCAACTCCAATACCCTATGCGAATACAACCATGAATGTTCATCAGTTACACTATAAAAATATGCTATTAGAAAAAAAAATAAAAGAGTTAGAAGAAAAAATTATTGGTTTGTAAATATTTTATTATAAATAAAGTTTAAAATGTTAAGTGTTAAGTGTTAAGTATAAATTATATAGGAATATAAGATTGGTTTTTTTTCTATATAACTGGCAACTATTCTATGTGCGCCATCTAATAAAATATAATTGTTATCCCTAACTATTATCCAAATAGGTTCTAAACTTTCACCATTTTGTATTTGTTTTTGATGAAAAAATACACTATTTATATCAGAATCACCACGAGGTCTATTATCTATTGGATACGCTTCTTCTGCTGTATTTTGTAATCGGTTTGAATTAAAATTAACTATATTTTTACACAGGGATAAATTTATTTTAACTAATTTAGAATTAAAAATGTGTGCTAAAGAAGATTCATTTATACTTTTAAATAATTTCATAGAAACAGATGTTTGAATTGAATCATGTAAAATAGATATGTAATCCATAAATATTAAATATGAATTATATATAATTAAACCAAATTAAACTAAAATAAAAAATAAAAAATAAAAAAGGGTTACCCCCTAGTTATTATATTAATTAAATTATATACTAAAAATACATTATACTATTATACAAATACAAATTATATATTAAACATCATTATATTATATTTAATTCAAAACACTTAAATCCATACCACACAAAGCCATACCCACAACATAACAATGTCCAAAAGGCACACTTAAGTCCTTAACCTTCTCTTTTAACATTTCCTCACTTAACTCCAAACATGTCACACTCTTATCTTCATTACGAGGCCCATCAAAGTCATATATAGTTATATCTTCACCCTCTTCTAATAACTTCTTCCAATATAAAGTCCTTTCTCTATTCTTAATTAACTCATAATACTCCTTACAATACACATCTTTTCTACTAGTCACATAATCCATATCTCCTCTATCCTCATATCCCTCAAACCTTGCACATAATACCCTTTTTCCTTTACCCTTAGGATATCTTCTCTTAGCCTCTAATTGAGCCTTCCACCAAGCCTTACTTACCTTCTCATCTATACCTTCAAATATCTTACCAGATTGCCACCTACTTTCAAAATTCCAATAACCCATATATCCTCCCTCAATAGGAGTCATAGGACTAAAATCCCTTCTGTCTAAACTTAACTTTCTTTGTGCACTAGTCACATTTAAGTTAAGTGACTCAGGATTCAACTTAACTCCACGAGCCCCCCTCAAATTCATACTAGCTATATATATCTTACCTTTTTTCTTCTTATCTTCACTTACTTTAACTTCACTCATCTTATATTATCTTTTAACTTTATATATTGTAATAGTTTTAAACTTAACAGTAATTATTTTATTTATTAATACTTTTATTATTATTTAAAAAAAGCATTTCAATTTTTTTATTTTTATAATATTTTTTGATGGAGTTAAAAAATAAAAAAAGAGTTGTAAAACCCTTTAAATTTTATTTATTAATTAAATTAATTAAAATATACAAGTTATACAGGTTATACAAGGTTATACAAGGTTATACAAGGTTATACAGGTTATTACATATTATATGGGTATATATCTCCATAAAAACTTACCGTTTTTTCTCCAAATAGTGGTTCTATATTTAGACCATTTCTTCCAATTGTGAAGCGCCGTCCTAATAATTTGACTTCAACTTGTGTGTGAATCGTTACATGTCCATTTCTAGTAATTATTTCATCCATCTCACATAGTAAATCATATATTGTCTGATATACATCATTTGATAAAGGTATCTGCGCGTCAATCACACTTTGCGCCTTACTAATAGTTGGTTTATTATCAGTTATAATATTGAATTTATGTCTATAGTATTTGCGACCCATTATAATGATGCTTGGTTTGTTTACTTGTGATTTAATAACATCTTGTTTAATAAGATAATTTATAAAGCATTTTAAACTAGTGTCATTGTAAACACTTTTTGATATTTCTCTCTTATATTCATCCGACTGGTAGTACTTTGTCATAGAGCGGGTCAACATTGTTATTTATTATTAATTGTTTTTAAACTGAAACGGTTATATATTATTATTAATACATTTATAAAAAAAATACAAAAGCATTTCAATTTTTTATATTTTTTAAAAAGTAGAAAAAAATTTTTTTATATCAGCAAATGTATAAAACATTTCTGATATTTAATTTAATTTTTAAATATATACATACACAATTATAAACATACACAATTATAAACATACACAATTATAAACATACACAATTATAAACATACACAATTATAAACATACACAATTATAAACATATATTTTTATATAAAATACTCACAGAGGTCTACCAACGATTCTTCCAAAACATTAGACATACACAACTCTTCGCACATACAGATTGCCGATACAATTGGACCATGATGCTTATAACTATATACAAATGCCAGACGAGTCTCTACATTCTGTTCATGAGGCGAATTACACACTTTACATATAGCCTCTTCATATTCTCCATCATACTCAGCACCATCATATACATTTTGACAGTGGCAACCATTAATATCAGCGAGTTCACAATGTCTGCGACAACAAAACTGCATTTTTTTTTCGGAGTCCCAATTGCTTGGTTCTACCATTCGGTCGCAATTATAGAAATGACATCTTGATTTGTAACGATAAGCGTCAAATATAGTAAATTCGCATAACTCGGCATAGTCTGCCAGAATATCAAACTGTTGGCGTGTTAGAAACTGTATATCACTTCTGATTGCCAAGTGTAGTGTTAAAGGCATCTGTTCTTTTAATGGTTTCGTGAATTTACAGTCAAAGCACAAATCCTTGTCTAATTTTTCATTATAGTAGAGTTTATCTATGGTAAAGATGTTACATTCTGAACAAGAGTAACCTATTTCAATACAGTCACAGCATACCATTCTTGAATGTCCTTCGGATTCAGATATTGGTTCGGCATAATTTATTTCACCACATATAACACAGAGTGCCTTTTTGCTATAGTAGTTTTCATAGTTATCCACATCTACATCCATATCATTTTGTTCCATACATTTTAGTTCGTCTGCTATTTTATTTGCGTCTTGCTCTTCATAGTATTTCACCATGTCTTCTTCAGTAGCACAGTCTTCATCATCTAAACTTGCAACTGATTCATCCTGACATTCATAGTCCTCCGGATTTTCCAAATAATCCATAGAATACATACAGTTTTCCAACATTCTTCTTATGTATTTTTTAGCAACTGCGTCCTTAGGAGCAAATACATAGAGTTTAAACATACTTGGTTCATTCATAATCTCATTAAGCATAAACCAAAACTCACCATTATTTTGCGAAACAATAAAGGAACCTTTTAGTTCCTGTGTGACAGAATTAACTTTAGGAATAACACTTAGTAGTCTTTCCTTTGCTTTTTCATATGTACTGCAAAATACCATGTCATCATCTATAATAATAGCGTCATGAGGCATAATGTTAACAACATGCTCCTGTGCCTTCTTATCAAACTTCTCATTGTCTTCATCAAAGTAATATGCTGATGGTTTTTCACTTACTTTTAACTCATAAGCGCAATCATCACAAATATGCCCTTCACCACACAAATACCCTTCCTTCTCACCTATTTCCTTTCCACACTCATAACACTCATACACGGGAACTGCTTCCCAATCACAATTCTCTATTGTGTTAAAATCATACACAGGGTCGGCATTTATAGACGCGGGGACCAAAGTCTGTTTATTAGTTTGTTCAGTGCTAATCCTTTATAACTATAAGATACACACAGAGGATTAATCCAGAATGTATCAGTTGCGACAGTTTCGTATGTCGCACAGCCAACTTGCAAGCTGACGGGTATTTTTTTAGTTGGGGATCATTACTCGTCTTTAACAACGAACGCCACCCTCAACACGGTAAATAGTCCTCCCTTTCGGACCGAGGTAAGTAGTTTTAATGTTTTCTTTTTAATAAGCAGCATCAAAAGGCGTAACCTTTCATGCCTCGCCGTAATCAACATCATAAACCCGTGACTAGTGCCAGATCATTCCCCGTCCACCATTACGCGAACAGACAGGAACTCTTGGTCGCCTCTCACAACCCATAATAACGCGAATTTGTTGGTTGGTATGTGCCCCTGCCTCGCACATACCTGTTGTATCCTGGATTAGGCTGATACATCCACCGTCATTCAACTAAAACCAAAAAAGTATTTCAATTTTTTTTATTTTTTTCAATTTTTTTCATTTTTTTCATTTTTTTCATTTTTTTCATTTTTTTCATTTTTTATAAAATATAGTTTATATTATAAAAAATGAAAAATATATATATATATATATAAATGAATATTACAATTTTAGGTTCATGTAGACAACACACACTTAGAAATAAATATAATATTACTAATATTCAAGAACAATTATCATATCCTCATTATACAAAAGAAATTTTAGAAGTTATAAAATATTGTAAATGTAATCATATTGAAAACCAAGAAACTATTAATGTATTTAGAAGTCCAATTTTAACAAAAGTCCCGGCAAATTTTCAAGAATTAAATAATGAATTTAATTCAACAAATATATTTATTTTAGAAATTGCCAGTAAAATTAAATATAATTATAACAACATGTATGTTCATCACATTGCAACTGAAGAAACATATAATGTGCCAATTATAAATGAAATTAAAATAGAAACACAATTAAAAGAAGAAATAGAAGAAGACATTTTAAAAATCAAAAATGAATTAAATAAACCATTTATAATAGTTTCTCATTTAGTTACTAAAAATAGTGGAGAAAGATATAATTTATCATGTTGGTTAGAAGAAATATGTTTAAAATATAATATACCTTTTATAAACCCAATAAAAGAACTAATAAAAAAGGGTGTTAACTTAGAAGATATTTTTTTAAAAGAAAATGTGCTGGCGCATTATAATGAAAAAGGTCATAATGAAATTTTAAAAATTTATTCTGAATATATTGATAAATTGTAATATAATTTTATTTAATAGAAGTATAAACATTATTTGCCTTTTGAACAAAATATCCCTTTATTTTTTTTAAATAGGTAACTAACAAACTATTAATAGCAGTGGTTGTGAAAATAAAAATTGCCGCACTAAATACAATTTTACGGTCTAATTCAGTAAACTCAACTTTTCTAAATGGATTAAAACGCAATAATAAAAATCCAGATATATACATTTTGACATAATAGTCAAGAGATGATAAATAGTCCGGCGCATTTATAGAAATACCAAAAATGATAATAAAATATAAAACATAATTGATAATTATTACAATATTAAACAATTTTTCTTGTATTCCATGAACATTTGTCATTTATATATAATATTAAATTATTCTATAAAATATTTTATAATTATTAGACATATAAAAATATAAAAATATTATATATAATATAATTATATGATACAAGAAACTGTAGCAAATAATCATAACACTCAAAATTCCAGAATATATGAAAGAAACATTCCATCAAAACCGCTTCAACCTTATTTAGATGTTCGTGCAGTTTCAACAAAATACTCATATTTGCCGATTGTTGACCCAAGAAAACTAAATAGTGTAAAACTAATGAAAGCGCCCAATTTTAATCCACATACTATTTTTAATCCTGGCAATACTGAGTCTCCATGGTCTGGATTTGCATCAGGTATAAATAAAGAGTCTGAATTAAGAAATCAAATTTTTGCTTTACAGAAGTGTAGTCAGTCTACTTATGTTCCCGATAGTAAAAGTGATTTATATCAATACTCATTTTTTCCTAAGCATGTTCAACAAACTCATTCTTTACTGTTTCAAAAAGAAAAATTTGACGCTTTTAATCCAAATCCAGATAATAAAACAGTAGGGTTCGGTTCTTTTAATAATTCTACAAGATGTCAAGTAAAGGATTTAACTAATTAAGTTTAAATTATAGTATTTATTTAAAATTAAATACTATAATTATGTCGTCATCTGAACCTGAAATAAATTCCGATTCAAATTCAAATTCAGAATCATTTGTAAATCAAATAACCCTACAATATTTAATGAACAAGTCACAATATACAAATTATATGGAAAAAAAGACATCTGAATCTACTTCAAAGAGAGAAAGAAAATTTTATAGTCAACGATTTATAAAATTAACAAAAAAACTATTAAAAAAAAAAGATGTAGAAGATATGCCAGGAGATATTAAATTTGCCTTTGAAAGTTTCCTAAAATCGTGTATTCATCATTTTAAAATGACAGACCATACAGAGAGTGTTCAAGCAGAATATGATAAAGAAGATGTAGGAGAAGAAAGAGAAGATGAAGAAGAAGGAATTATAGAAAAGGAAGGAGTTATAGAAGAAGAGGAAGAACAAGAAGAGGAAGAACAAGAAGAGGAATTAAGTGAAGAGCAAATAAAAGAAGCGGAATTGCGTTCATTAAAACTTAAAATGGAAAACATGTATTTAGACAATTTTGTAAAAAAAACACCCATTGATATATTTATACCTCATAATAAAAATAAAAAGGAAAAACTCCGTAAAAAGTAATTTAATTATTATAAAATAGTTAAACTATATTATAATTTAATATGTTCTATTATTTTATTTTACAGGTGGTTCTGGTGGGGGTGGAGGATAACAATTAATTTCAAATGCTTGATTTTTAATCAAAGTGTTTAAATACGGAACTAAATATATACTAACTAAACCCTCAAACACATCATTAAATTGAGAAAGATCCCATCCTCCTGGAGGTTCTGGAATATTACTTACACTTACATCTCCAATACTTATACCCATGTTTGTTATATCAAAATTATAAAAATAAAGGTTTTTGGGTGCAGGTGTATTATCTGGTAGAGTTATTTTATATTTACCAACAATTGTATAACCACTTGGAAGTGTTGTTCCAATTGTATATTTTAATGTAATTGTATCTGTTCCTGGTTTTGCTTTTACAGTGGCACTATATCCACCACTAACACACAAAGCACAAGTTTTTCCAGAAGTTCCATTACAATAATATGTAGATGCAGAACAATCAGTTTTACAATCACACGTAAAATCCCAATAACATGCCTCTAAAGGGTCACTAGTACAACATTGTTGACAATCGCCATCTTTAATTGCTGGTATATATGTACATGCTTTTCCGCTAACATTAAAAGAGGATGAAATTTCATTAAAATAAGTATAATTATATGTTTTTGTTGTAGTAAAAGGAAATTGTTGGTTTTTTCCTCTTTGGGGTTCTATACAATATTCAGATAAAGGAAATTGTATGGTAAAATCCATTACATTTTTTAAATTATTTACATCACCGCTGTATGTAGTATAATAACCTGCTGTACATGTATTACCATAACTTCCAGAAAAAGAAGTAGAAGGAGCCCCACTAGTAAAACTTATATTGTTATATGTTCCTGATGTATCCGAATTTGAAGGTAAACTTATATTACCTATAGCAGGTATTAATGTGTTGTTAATTCCATTTTGATATGGTGCTATGTTTATACCGCCGTATTCACAACTCATATTATATATAATACTAATAAAATATAAAATATTTAAAGAATAAAAAAAACCAATTATAATATAAAATAGTTAAAACTATATTATAATTACGCACTACACCAATTATTTTATATACTTTAGTTAGGTCGGACCAGGAGGAATAGGAGGAAAAGGATCTGGTGGGAGCTTTATTTTAAACTCAAATGCTTGATTTTTAATCAAAGTGTTTAAATATGGAACTAGATATAATGAAACTACACCATTAAACACATCATTAAATTGAGAAACGTCCCATCCTCCTGGAGGTTCTGGAACTACAGATACACTTACATCTCCAACACTTACTTTCATATTTGTTACATCAAAATCATAAAAATAAAGAGTTTGTATTGGACTAAAAGTATAAGATAATTCTATTTCATAACTAGCAACAATATCATAACCACTTGGAAGTGTGCTTCCAGTTACATAAGATAATGAAATGTTATCTGGTCCTAGATTTGCTGTTACAACAGCATTAGTATATTTATCACTTACACATGCAGCACAAACACCTAAACTAGGATCACCAAAACAATAATAAGTAGAGTCAGAACAAGGTTCACCTTTAATTGCTGGTATATATGTACATGCTTTTCCACTAACAGTAAAATCAGCTTGAACTTTGTTATAATAAGCATAACCAAAAGTTTTATTTGTAGTAAAAGGAAGTTGTTGAAGTTGAGTTGGTCCTGGTTCTATACAATATGTAGAAGAAGGAAAAATTATGTTAAAATCCATTACACCTACTAAACTATCTAAATTACCGTCATACGTAGTGTAATAACCTGCGCCACATGTATCACCATAACTTCCAGAAAAAAGAGCAGCAGAACTACCAAATGATATTTTGTTATATGTTCCTTTTGTATCCGAATTTGGAGGTAAAGGTGTATTACCTATGCCGGGTATTAATGTAGCATTAACACCATCTTGATATGGTGCTATATTAAAAGGAGGATATTGACAACTCATATTATATATAATACTAAGAAAAAAAATTCGTAAAAATATAAAATAAATAATAATAATATTTACGTAATTTCTTTTCTTAGTATTATATATAACATGATAATTCAAGAAATTATTAAAAACGGCGAAATTGCTTCAAGCAATTATATTTTTAAACTTGAAACAACAGTTGAAATTGACCTTAGAAAATTTAGCTTAGACTATGTGGTATTTTTTTCCAAAGAAGGAAAAATTTATTTATTTTATAATGTTTCTACACTTCTAGGTTATTTTAATTTATTCAATAAACAAAATACTTCAGGGTTGCAACTATTTGATAAAATTAGTGCACATAGTAAATCAGTAAAAAAAATTGATGAATATACAAATAATGAACCATATTATAGTCTATTTAATAATAAACTTAAATTTATAGCGAATAAAAAATATGGTGGAAAATCATGGTCTTTAAAAATACCTGCAGGTGCTCTTTCTATAACAAATAAAAATAGTAACCTACCCTTCATGTCTTTTTCATATAAAAAAAATGAACTATCTGAACCAGAAACACAAACTAAATATAAACAATATATAAACAAAGGATACATAGGATTAACCGAACGTGCTAATCTTAACAAATCAATTAATTATATGTATCAAAAAGTGAATTATAGTATAAGTTATGAAAAAGCATATTTGTTTAACCCAAAAAATTTTACACTAATAAAATCAGACAGGGAAAAAGTTAAATCATTACTTATTGATAGTAAAGAAACAATAAACGAAGAAATAAAAAATAAACAAATTGTAGAATATATAAAAAATATAAATATTAAAAAATCAAATATAAATAATGAAGATAAATCTGTTAAACAATGTTCTAGTTGTAATAATCAAAATAAAGAAAAGGAAAAGAAAAAAGAAAAGGAAAAGAAAAAGGATAAGAAAAAAGATAAGGATAAGAAAAAAGATAATGATAAGAAAAAAGAAAAAGATAAAAAATAAATAGTTTTAATTCATTAAACTTATGATTAATAAATTAAGGAAAAAGAAAAATATAGATAATAATTATGAGGAAACCAAAAACAAAGAGATTATTTAAAAGAAAAAATAAACAGTTTAAAAAAAGAAGCAAAAAAAAATTAATAGAAGTAAAAACTGTAGAACAAATATACACTACAACAAAAAAAAATAAACCAAATAAACCTTCGTTACACAATACATTAAAAAATTTCCACGCAAAAAAAATCCGTTGTAGTCCTAAAAAGAAGAATGAACTAAATATGTATTCATGTTATACGGATAAAACACTTTTAAAATTGCGTGATTTATGGAATGCCAGACATCCAGACACCTTAATTAATTCAAATAGTGGAGAAGAAATTCACGCTCAATTATCTAAATATATGAACCAGGTATGTAGCACTGAATCCTGCTGGTTAAAACAAAATTTTGTAAATTCAAAAGATGTTTCTACAATCCAAAAGGAATCTTTTGCTCCACTGCAACCAGATGATTGGAAAAAAAAACCAGATGAGTGGCTTACAAGTATGGATTTAATAAATGTAATGAAACAATTTGAAAACGCCTATAAGTGCTATGAGTTTATTGGACCATCTCCCATTGATTTTGACAAAAAGTTATTATTTGGTGAATGTGTTTGGGACGAATTATGTAAATTTAGTGTAAAAGAACAAATTGATAAGGGTAAATTCAAAATTGGCATTATTTTTAATACGGATACGCATGACAAATCAGGTGAACATTGGATATCAATGTTTATTAATATAAAGAAAGCAAGTATATTTTTCTTTGACAGTGTAGGAGAAGTAGCGCCAAAAGAAATAAAAGTTTTTGTAGATAGAGTTATAAAACAAGGCAAAGAACTGGGAATAAATTTTAAATATGATGAAAATCATCCAGTAGAACATCAATATGGAGATACAGAATGTGGAATTTATTCCATTTTTTTCATTGTTCACATGTTACAGGATAAAATTACAGACCATTATTTGAAAACACATGTATTAAAGGACAAATTTATGAGTGAATTTAGAGAGAAATATTTTAATAAGAGTTTATAATTTGTTTTATGTAAAAAAATATAAATAGTATTTATTATATTATTTATATAATGAGTAAAAATGACTTTTTAACAAAACAAAATGTTTCTCTCTTATGGGAAGTAATAATGGACAATGATATTATGAAAAATAAACCTCAAATTGAGATTTCTCAGATAATTGACATTTTTAATGTGAATCTAAAAAAGTTCCATGATTCTACAAATAATAACAACTTAACTGAACTTAATAAAAACTATATTACTGTTATTATGAATTTTATCAATAAAAATTTTAATAAACCTGCGCAACCACCTCCTGTTGAAAAAAAACTGGTTACTTATGAAGAACTTCAAAACGACCGTTTGTCTAAGTTTGAAAAAGATTTTAATAGCAGACAGCAGGAATTTACAAGTGCTATGGCACTCCCCATTCCACCTACACCTGATTTTAGTGATAAAAAAGATGAACCGCTTTCCGAAATAGAAGTTGAAGTAAAACGATACATGGCACAACGAAATTATGATGTAGAGCAATTAAATAAAACAATTGCAAATAATAATGATAATCAAGCAAGTTCATGGTTAAAACCTCAAGAGACATCTTTAAAGTCGGAAAAATTGACTTTACCTTTACCTTTAAATAAAAATCCTATACCTCAGAATCCTATACCTCAGAATCCTATACCTCAGAATCCTATAAAATATATAAAAATTGATAATGAGACAAATGTAAGTAAAAATATAATACAAAAAGATGTAATTGATTTAAATAATAGTAATAATAAAAAAAAGGTTATATCTTGGGCTGACGAAAGGACAGATGAAAGGAATAACGAAAGTAACTATGAATTTAGAACTGATGAAAGTATAAGAAATGAAATAATAGATCAGCAAATAGAAACAAATATTTTTTCAAAATTGAAAACAATTCCAAGTAAAAAAGATGATCTTGGTGACTTGAAAGAAGAAATGAAAGTTTTACATCAAAAGTTAGATTTAATTTTAAGTTTCATGAATAAAAATTAAGTTAATAATTCTTTCTTGTCTTATTTTTTCTTTTTCCTTTTCCTTTTCCTTTTCCTTTTTTTTTATTTTTTCCGCCCCATTTTTTTTCTCCAGCAGCATTTTCTTCATTAATAGGTTCAGTAAAATAGTATTTGGGTTTATCCAATAAACTGCGTGTTCTATTTACTGAACAAGAATAATCAATTAAATTAAAAAAATTATTAGGTCCAACTATTTGTTTTATTATTTCAACAAATTTTGACATTTTAATTTTCATAATTATTTCTTTATTATTACTTAATTCTATACCAGTCCATTCTGTAAAATCAAAATCATTCGCATTACCATTAGAATCAAAAATTTCACTGTTTAAATTAGGAACATTTGTCCCAAATATATGAGAAAGTTTTTTTAATTCAGAAATATATAATAAATTTAACTCTTTTGAAAATAAATTTATATATTTGTAAACGCCATTTTCTTTTTTATTAACAGACATTAAAAATATACCATAATTATCAGGAAAGTATAATTCCATAAATGATTTTATTCTTAATGTTTTATCATATGTTATAGTTGGTAATGGAGTAATTTTTAATGATTTATTAATTCTATCAAATGTAGGTTCAGTTGAATCTATATGTAAATTGGTATTAAGTGCACTATAATTTGGAATAGAATCAATACAAATAAATTCACCTGCTTTACTAAATAACCTACAATTATTAAATATATTTTGGTGTTCTGTTGTTAATGTTAAATTACGAATACTTCCATGTGTCATAATTAAAAAAGTAAAAATTAATCCTTCATTTTTATGATTGTTATTTTTAAAATCAATATTTAAATTACTACTACTATTACCCATTATATAAATACTAATATTTGTTTTTATTTTTATTTCTATAATCTACACTTTCTATAAAACCTAGAATAGTGTTGTTCCTCATTCATCAAATTGGATAAATTTGTTTTTACTATATTGCCGTCACTATCTGAATAATAAATATTTTGAATTTTATATCCTTTTTTTTCTGGTATTTCACTCATTATTTTAATACAATTATTACACGGTTTGCTTGACTGTATTTTACTTGTTTTTGAAAATCTCACAACCAGTAAATTGATTGATTCTAATTTTTTTTTGATTTTTATTGGTTTTAATTTTAATAAAGCATTATGCTCGGCATGAATGCCTGGTTCAAGACCATCACTGTCCCCCATCATATTTATTCCAAAACTTAGAACACTCGGATTTTTCAAGCTAGCGTTCTTTCCCTTTCAAGACGCATGCTATGTGGTTATAATGACCGCATATACATGAGTTAATATTCTCCTCGCCAGTTTCATATTTTTCAACATTTGTGTTTGCCGGCAAACAAAATCGCTTAATAAACATAGTTTCAAGTAATGTTTCCATTTTTAATTATATAATACTATCTCTTTATTATATAATTTTTAATTCAATTTTTTATCAACTTTTAAAAAAGTGGAAAAAGTGGATTTATAATACCTGCTTAAATACTACTTGTCCTCTTTCATTTGTTTCTAAAGTTCCTTTTAATACTGCAACACCCTGTAAATATTTTGCTTTATCATATAAATTTTTCACATTATTTCCCATCTCTCTATATACATAATCTTTTCCAGAAATGGTAATAGGATATCCAGTCCATGTAATTTTATTTTTATTTGCCATTGATGTATTATCATTTTGTTGTTTTAAATAATCTGGAACATAAGAATAGTCTGTATTATTTGTCTCTCCAAAATTAACACAGTCTCCATTACTATACAAGTTACAATCAAAAGATGACGCTTTAATGGCATTAATTAACTGATTGCTTAATTTTGCTTTAATTTCCGAAATTTCGTATAGTAACTGGTCAGTTGTTACAGGCACCTTTGCAATCTTACTTAAATCCTTTCTTTTCAATTCAATCGCATCTTTAGAATCCAATTGTTCCTTTGTAAGTTCCATCAAATAAATAAATACTTCTACAGTTTGTAAAGCAATAGGCAATTTAGCATGACTACAAATACGCCTGGCGCGTCCAATAACTTGATCTGTTCTAACTGGATGCCAATAAGGTTCCATAATATGAACATATCTAGTATTTCTTAAATTAATACCTTCTGAACCAGACGAAGTAATCATAAGAACTTTAATAATTTCACCAACATTATTATTATTCGCAATTTCACGCAACCTTGTTGCTAAATTTGGGTCAAGGGAATCCCATTCGCCATTATAAATTTTTAATATAACGGCGCGTTCTTCCGGAGTTTCGGTTCCAGTATATAAAGCATAAGTAGGTTTCCCTAAATCTGCTTCAGAAATATCCATTTCCCACTCATTGGTAGAAGCATTGCGTTTAATTCTGAATCGTGCAAATCCATTTTTTTCTAAGACAAGAGAGAAAATTCCAATTCCTTCTAAAGTTCTAAATTGACTATATACTAAATTTAAACCCACATGATTTGGATCTTGAATATTTTCAAGTATTTTTAAAAATTTAGGACTAAATACCTCAAGTGCGTCAGGTGTCAAAAACTCATTGCCATTGTCTTTCAAATATTTAAGCGCAATATCAATTCTTTCTTTGTACTTAGTTCCACCAATTTTGTCTAAAATTTCGTCACCTTCTACTTCGCCTTCTCTGTCTTCTTCATCAAAACCTTCTTTTTCATATTTGTTCGCTTCTTTTAACGCATCATCAATTTCTTCTCCAGCAAAGTTTGCTTCTGCTTTTTCTTCTACTATACCTTGTTCCGCTTCTTTTTTTTTCTTAATAAACTCAGACATTAATTCATCTGGTTTCATACTTGTTCCTAGTGATGGTTTAATTTCTGATTTTTTTTTAATAGCAATAGTTACCCAAAGTTCGCCATTTTTAATAAATTCTTCAACAATTGTCCCTTCATCTGGAATTTCTTTCATTTCAGATTTCTTAAATGAAAAAAAATCTGTTCCTCCTCCTTTATCTGGAAGAGGTCTTCCAGGCATTACAAAATTACAAAATAAACGAGAAAATATACGATAGGTTGAATTTGAGTCTTGATACAACTCATTTACACCGCCAGAAGGTGCTGCTTTTGCTTTTCTAGGTTTTTCTTCTGTTTTTCTTTCTTTAATACGAGCATCTTCATACATTTTAAATTGAAAATTACTCATAGGAACCCTAACAACATGATAATCAACACCTAATTCACGATTAAAACGAGGCAAAAGACTTTCTTGGGCACTCTTGAAAAAAGAAGTAAGACCTAATACTCTCAACTTTAACGCATCTATATTTTTGACTTCTTTAGTATCACTATTAATATATTGTGTTTCAAATAAATCAAAACTATCTGGTAGTGCTTTAAAGTTTTTAATTTTCACCCCACTAGAAATAATATCTATATTATTACGCTTTAAAATACTTAGAATTTTTCTTTCAAAAGCATCATCACTAATTACATCCATATCAAATTCCGTTTCACCCGCGCTATTTTTTGCGTTATTTGAAACACCCTGATATCCAGATTCCCTTTTAATTTTATTTTTAAATCCAAAAGGATTACGAGTAATTGTTAAAATTTTGCTTGATGGCGAATAATCTAAATAATCAAGTGTTTTCTCTCCTAATAACATTTCCTGAAGCGCATTTTTATCAACCTTTCCAGCAGTTTTAACATCTAAAGGAATTTCCCAGGTTTTAATATATCCCCTCAAAATATTAAAAAGTATTCCAAATTCATTTGGATAATTAATAATAGGAGTTCCGGTTAAGAGCACAATTCTGGCATTGCTGGCACTCAATAAGTATTCGTATAATTTAGTAGATAAAAACTTGGGAGCGCGTTCTTTTTCGCCTCGCTCATTTTCAGGAATTGGTTTTTCAAATTTAATTTTATTGACAATTCTACTAATTAAGTTGTGTGCTTCATCAATAATAACAACTTTATCGTCAAATATATTTTTAGTAAAATTTGAACTAAGTTCTCCTAGTCTTTTAAGACGAAGACCATTATAGTTAATAAAAGTATATTTACTTTCAATCATCATATTCACTTGGGCATTTAATGACTCTTGTTCTTGACCCGTTAATTTTGAATAATTAGACTCTGGTTTTGTTACATTAACCAACCATGCGCCTCTCTGTTTACGAATATATTCTTGTGGTAAATTTAATACTTTTGATAAAATTTCTACTGAAAAAACAGGAGGTTTACCTTTTTCAGGAACAACAGAAATCCATTCCCAAAATTGGTCTAATTTATACATTGTGTCACCACATTTTTTCAATTCATCCATGTAATTTGCGCGCAATGATTTAGGTGTCATAACAATAATTTGTTTAGAGTTTTTCATACCTTCAGCAATGGCAATAGATGTGCATGTTTTTCCTGAACCTAACCCGTGAAAAAGCAGTAATCCGCGATAGGGTGTAAACAAATTCATATAATCTCTAACAATTTTTTGATGGGTTAAGAGAGAAAAAGCACCTTTTGTATTTCCAATATTGTCGCACGAAATACTTTCACTATTTTCATCAATTTCCTGTTTATATTCTTCAAAAGTAGAATTTATAAAGTCAATAAAATGTTTACGGTTGTTCATATAGTAACTAGAAACCTTAATGTTGACAGGAGGTTCTTTTTTCGGAAGGCGTCTCATAATTGACTGCTCGCCAACTTCTACAAGTGTTTCGGGTCCAATAACAGCAATACCCTTTTCTACAGTTGATTTAATTCTCTCTTTCTTTTTAGGAGGTTCAATAATAGGAATTTCTTCTAATTCCTTTTCTTCCAATCCTGTTTTACCTAATTCTTCTTCCTCTTCAATAATTAGTTTTGGTTTTGTTCCAAGCGGTTTGATTTTCTTTTTCTCTTCTTTTTTAGGCAAATCTATAACAGTTGTAGATTTTACTTCTAAAACAGTCTCTGGTTTTTTTGAAACTTTAGAAACTTTACTATCTGCCATTCGTTTTAATAATGACTCAATATCAATTTTACTACCAGTTTCTCTTTTATCTATAAAGTCAATTTTAGATTTTTCTATACTACTACTTTCTTTAATATCTTCATTAATTTTAACATGAATCTGTTTTCTTTCTTTTATATCAGGTTTATTTCTTAATCTCTCTAAAGGATTCATATATTATAATATACTTTTAAAAAAAGTATAGCAAAATTTATCTATTTTTTAAAATTG